CAGGGGGCTTAGCCCCCATCATTTTAGGTGAGACATGATAGATACCAATATCACCTCCCCGGATTTTAACAGCTACGCCAGCGAAGCCGATTTGCAGAAATATGCCACCGCGCGGGATCTGACGTTGCCGGAAAATCTTCCCGCGATACTCCTGAAGGCCATGGATTATCTGGAAGGTCTGAGCTGGTACGGCATCCGCGCCAGCCCGTCACAGCCGCTGTGCTGGCCCCGTCACGATATCGAGTTTGACGGGCATCCTTTCCCGTCAGATCAGATCCCTCGTCAGGTTATTACCGCTCAGTGCATGCTGGCGGTTGAAGCTGTTGACGGTGATTTACTCGGTTCTTCTCGTGAGGCTGCGGTGAAAACTGAGCGCGTGGAAGGGGCTGTGACAATGACTTACGCCGTTACTGACGGTGAGGCCTTCATTCCGTCCTATCCAGCCGTTGACGCGCTTCTGGCGGCGTTTATGGGCGGTCGCGGGTTTGCCATTAATACTTTCTCGGAGCGTGCGTAATGCCAATCAACTATCAGCGAATGCAGCAACGCTCAGATACGCTGTTACGTCAGAACGGCGCTGAGTATCAGGTTACAAGGAAAGGCACTGTTTCAGTCATCGGAGGCGTTGAGCATCAGACCGATGACATGCGCTTTTCTGCATGGGGCGTTAAAACCGAGTACAACCCGGATGAAATTGACGGAACGGTTATTCAGCGGGGCGACGTAAAAATCGTTTTCACGTCAGAAAACGTTATTGAGGTTGGCGATCTGGTGACCGTGGACGGCAAACAGCACCGTGTGATCAAACCAAATCCGGTTAAACCCGCCTCGCTGGTGATTTGCTATAAAGCGCAACTGAGAGCATAGCATGGCGGGAAGTGATGACTTCATGGCATCCATTGACGCATTTGTGGCGAAAGCAAAGGCCAACCAGGAGAAGGTAATCAGGGCTGGCTGTATACGCATCCTTGCGCGTCTCGTCGAAATGTCTCCGGTTGGTAACCCTGAACTGTGGAAAAACAATAAAACGGCGGCGGAGTATAACAATGCTGTTGAGGAACATAACTCTCAGCTCCGCAATGACCCTGAAAATCTGACAAAGAATGGTCGCCTAAAACGCGGTCGTAAAGTGCATGACGGTATGTCGATAAAAGCGCCCCCTGGCTATACAGGTGGGCGCTTTCGCGGAAACTGGCAGGTATCTTTTGATGAACGGACGTCAGAAGAAACGGGCCGTATTGATAAAAGCGGCAGTGAAACGCTGCGTGCCGGAAATCTTGTTCTCTCACAGTTTCGCGTGGGCATGAAGGAGATCTTTTTTTGCAATAACGTACCGTACTCTTACGAACTTGAAATGGGGCATTCTTCACAGGCTCCGGGTGGGATGGTGCGTATCACTGCCGCAGAAGCGGCGCGATTCTTTGAGGAAGCGGCTAAGGAGGTCAGTTAATCATGCGTATCACCGTTCTGGATGACGATCCCAGTAAACGTATCAATCCTGGCGCAGAGCGCTACGAGGTCAGGCTCGATGGTGAAATCATCAAATATTGCCTGACGGCTGATGATGAAAAAGGTCTGGTGATTTGTGCCGTTGCTGATGGGCGGGGGCTGATGAAGGCGCTGAATGGCGAGGTGGAGAAAACCACGCTTTACGGCAGGGTGGAAATCAGGCGGTTATCGTGAGTATTCAGCCTGACATTGCTGCGTTGCTGGATAAGCATCTGGGAAAATGGGCTGATGAGCAGGGTATTCCCGTTTCCTGGGATAACGTGGAATTCACGCCGCCTGAAACGGGCGTTTATCTTCAGTCGCACGACCTGCCGGCAACACCCTACAGCATTGACCTTGCCGGAACGTGTCTGGTTTTTCCCGGTGTTTATCAAATCAATGTTATTGCCAAATCAGCAACGGGGCGGACACTTGCTGCGCAGACGGCAAAAAAAATCACCACACTTTTTTTTCAAAATCTCGAATTATCCGGGGAAGGCTTTTCCTGTTGGGTAATATCTTTCCCGGCTATCCATCCTGGCATCAACAACGGCGTGAACTGGACTGTTCCGGTCAGCCTGACCTACCGCGCAGAAACCATCCTCTGATCTCTGCCGCACATTTTTAATTTACTTCAATGGAGATATCTCTATGGGCTTTGCATTGCCTAACGGTTCGCACGTCTATCTGGCGTCGGGCTATGATCCTGCTGTGACGTTTACCGGCGCCACGAACGCCGAACATACCGTTGTCACCCTCGAAGGCGAAGGGGATTTTGCCCCTGGTGACGTAGTACACGTCAATTGCGACTGGACCGGAATTGATAACGTCGTGGCGCTGGTTGATGCCGTTGCCGGTTCTGCGGTTACCTTTCGCAATATCAACACCACGAACACCGGGAAATATCCTGCTGGCGGCGGTAGCGGCACGCTGCGCAAAGTCACCGAATGGACTGAAATCCCTCAGATCACCGAAGTCGCCAACGCGGGTGGCGAGCAGAACACCACACAGATCCAGTTTTTGTCAGATGACCGCCAGCGCAACCTGAACACGTACAAATCAGCCAGCTCGCAAACCTACACCATTGCGCATGATTCATCGCTTCCGGCTTACCCGCTGCTGCGCCAGCTCGATGAAGACGAAGAAACGGTGGCGGCGTACATGTACGTGCCTAAGGCGAAAGAAAACCGCTACTGGGCGGCGACAGCCTCTTTTAATGATATCCCGCAGACCGCCGTTAACTCAGTCGAAACCGTAAGCGCGGTTCTCAACCTTCAGTCTCCGGCTATGACGTTCTACAAAATCGCCAACGTCACCACGCCAGCGGTGCAGGTGACAGGCGTAACTCTGGACAAAACCACGTTAGATCTGGTTGTCGGTGATAAAGGCCAGCTTACGCCGACCGTTGCCCCGGCTGACGCCACCAATAAAGCGGTGACCTGGACAAGTTCAGATACTGAGGTGGCGACCGTAAGCGCCAGCGGTGAAGTGTCTGCGGTCGCTGAAGGGACCGCGACGATCACCTGCACCACCGTTGACGGCAAGAAAACCGCCACGGGTGAAGTCACCGTTACGGAAGAATAATCCGGTTTAAATAATCTTCGCCCCTTCGGGGGCTTTTTAGTTTCTGAGGAAGAAAAAACATGGCTACAAAATTTGAACTGCAACCGAAACCGACCTTTAAAGCGAACGTTGAGATCCCGCGTGCCGGGGAAGAGGCGGGCGTTCTGACGTTTACGTTCCGTCATAAATCTGCGGATCAGATTAAAGAGATGGAAAAGCGTGAAGGGGCAACAGCAGTTGATTTCCTGTCTGAAATTATTGAGGGCTGGGCGCTGCCTGAACCTTACACCCGCGAAAACCTGACGGTGTTGCTGGATAACTACCTGGGCGCGGCGGGAGCGATCACGGAAAAATATTACGCCGAACTGATGGGGCACCGGGAAAAAAACTGATAGCGGTTGCCTCTGCATTCTATACGCCTGAAGTGGCAGCGGAAGACATGGCCACCTTCGGGCTGACTGATGACGATTATGACGATGTGATCGTTCACGTTCTGCCTGATGTGTGGCCCACCTTTTGCCTGTTCCAGTCGCTGTCTACGCAATGGCGCACCGGCTTTGGGGGCGCGACAGGGCTTGATTACAACGTCCTGCCCTGGCTGATGCGCGTTCACGGCATCGAGGATGAGGCAACCGCACTAAATGACATCCGTATCATGGAGCGAACCGCTCTGAAAATCATGCATAAAAAAGAGGTGGCCTGATGAGTGATATCGCCACGATCTCACTGCGTGTGAATACCAGTAGCCTGGAAAAAGGCACGCAGGAGCTTGATAACTTTCGCAAAGCGGCGCAGGGAGGGGCTGGCTCCGCAGATGAACTGAGCCAGAGCGTTGATGAAACCCACCGCAGGGTAGATGAACTGCGTAAACGGCTGGCCGATTCTGAGTCAGCAACGAAAAAAAATGCCAGCGCCCAGGATGAACTGGCGTCGGCATTTTATAAACAGATCGACAGCATCAAAAATGCGGCCAAAGAAACGGATAACATCGCGATAATCCGTGCCCGCCTTCATGCGGCGCAAAAATCCGGGAATCTAATCCAGGAAGATTATCTGGCGTTGCTTTCAGCGATTACCGCCAAACAGATCGAAGGCCGACGCGCGGAAGAAAGTGCCGCGGCAGCGCGTGAAGTTTTTCTCAAAAAGCTGAAAGATCAGGTTGCCACCACGCGCCTGTCCCGTGAAGAGTTGCTGCGCTACAGGGCTGAACAGCTGGGGGCGGGTTCGGCGGCTGAGATTTATATCCAGAAGCTGAAAAAGGCCGAAGAAGGAACGGCCCGCTTCAATGTGAAGACGGCAGCAGCAGGTAAGAACCTGCGCACTCTGGCCGCTTCACTCGTCAGAAGCAACCTGGGCGGTGTAGCAGGTACAGGAACGTCATTTCTTGGCAATATCGGGGCGCTCACTCCAGCTGTGTCAGGGCTGACCGGGATGGTACTCGCTTTAAGCATTGCTTATTACAAAGGCGAGAAAGAAAGCAACGAGTTTAATAAGCAGCTCGCGCTGACCGGAAGTTATGCAGGGCGTACTACGTCACAACTTCACAATCTGGCGAAAGCTATCTCAGGCAACGGCATCACGCGTGGTGATGCAGCGGCAGCCCTGGCTAAAGTTGTCGGCACAGGAAGTTTTGGAAGCAACCAGCTTGAGATGATTACCCGTTCTGCGGTCAAACTTGAACAGGTTACGGGCCAGTCAGTCGATGCGACGGTCGGGCATTTTGCGCGACTGCAAAAGGAGCCTCTCAGCGCGGCTAAGGAACTGGATGAGCAGCTTCACTTTCTGACCGCCAGCCAGCTTGAACAAATTAATTCTCTATCACAGGTTGGTGATACTACCGGCGCGGCAAAAATCGCGATGGATGCGTATGCCGACGCCATTCAAAACCGTACCACTGACATAACCAACAACCTGGGCTTTATGGAATGGGGCTGGCAGGCCATCAAGCAGAAAGCCGCTGAAGCCTGGGATGCGATGCTGGGGATCGGCCGTCCGGAAACCATCGAAGACCAGATAGAAAACCTTCAGAAACGCGCCAGCAGAAAAATACCCACCCCTTCGGGGATGAACAACTACGGGGCTGAAAAGTCACTGGACGTTTTACAGGAGGAAAAATTTCAGGCTGATATTGCTGCTGCGCGTGAAAAGGCCGAAAGAGATGAAGAAGAGCGCAGGAAGCGCAGTTTCAACGACGATCAGAAGTGGAAGTTACAATACGAAAATAAGGAAGAGCAGCATCAGAGACGCCTGGCTGAAATTCGCAATTCCTATGCTTCCCAGGCCTCAAAGGATGAAGCAATTCGTCGTGAGAATGAAAGTTACGCCAACAGCCAGCAAAAGGGGCAAAAGAAAGAAAAAGCCTACACCGATGATTCTGCTACAAGGATGCTTCAGGAGTCATCGAAACGCCTGGCTGTACTGAAAGAGCAGAATGAAACAACCAAAAACCTGACATCTGAAGAAAAGCGCCTTCTTGAGTTTAATCAGCAGATCGCTGACCTGAAGCAAAAGCGGATTTTAACATCTGACCAAAAAAGTCTGGTTGCCCGGAGCGCAGAGATCCGCGCTGCGCTTGAAGCTGAATCCACAGAGGCTAAGCGGATAAAAGATATTCAGGAAATAGCAAAAGGCCATGAAACTTCGCTGAAATTTATCCAGCAGCAAAGCGCCCTCATTGCAGCAATGGATAGTACCGCTGGTATGAGTAACAGGCAGGCGCAGCGAGAGAGGGAACGTGAACAGCTTAAGATGATGAAAGCCTCTGACACTGACAAATCAGAATCAATCGATAAGCTGGAGGAACGATATGCCAAAGAGGATGCGCTTCGTGGTGACTGGCTTGCAGGGGCTAAAAAGGGTTGGGCAGAGTATGAGGATTCAGCCACCAATGTTTACGGCAATGTGGCGAGCGTCAGCCAGGGGGCTTTCAGTGCAATGTCCAGCAGCCTGGCTGATTTTTTCACAACAGGAAAAGCTAATTTTAAGGACTACCTGACTACATTCCTAAAAGGAATGACTCAGATGTTGACCCAAATTTTTCTGATCAAAGCAGCTAAGGGTGCAGCTGGCCTAATGGGTTTTTCTGATGGTGGCTTGGTACCAGGTTTCGACAGTGGGGGATACACCGGTGCTGGTGGAAAGTTCGAACCTAAAGGCATTGTTCACGGTGGTGAGTTTGTCTTTACAAAAGAGGCTACCAGTGCAATCGGTGTTGAAAACCTCTACGCGATGATGCACAACGCTCAGGGTTACGCTGAAGGCGGGATAGTAGGGCGTGCCCCAATGTATGGATTGTCTGGTGGTGGAGTGACGGTAAATGTTGATGCTCCTGTTTCGGTTACTCAAGAAAGTGGTATAGGAGGCAATAGTTCGAGCCGGAATGGGGCTGAAAATATCGGTAAACTGGTTAAATCTGCGGTTCAACAGGAAGTTTCTGTGCGTTTAAGGAGGGAGCTTTCTGATGGCGGGATTCTATCAAAACGATGATAGGCCCCCATTTAAGATATGTTTGAATTTGATAATACCGGATCTGATAAGATTTCTCTTTTGGTAAAAAAAAAGGGAATATCATGAAAAAACTCATCGGATTGACGTTGTGGCTCATATCGGCGGTAGCTAACGCTTCTCTAATTATCGACCCACCTTTGGGTTTAGTTTGGGGTAGTTCAATAAAAGATTTTGCATCCAAGTTTGAGTCAGTAAATCATATCTCTGATGAGAATGAACGCATTCAATCTTTTATATTGCGAAGTCCACAGTCTGGAATAAAAGGGTTTGATTTTTACTCTGCCTCGGTAGATGAAAAGGAAGGATTGGTTACTGTGGAAATGTTGCAGTATTTTGAAGGTGATAAGAATGGCGTAAATATTGTAAAGCGCTATTTGTCACTCAAAGAGGCGTTACGGAAAAAGTATGGTGAGATTGATTCAATAGATTTCACAAGCAAGCCATCACCTATGTTTTACAAATGCATAAGCCATGACTCATGCGGGTCTATGGCGACATTCGTTGATGGGGATAATGCTAAAATTCAACTTCTTGTGATGGCTGATAGCAAAGTTGATAGCGGGAAAATAGTCCTTATTTACCGTTCCAATAAATACTCAGAAATTAAAGATTTGCTGAAGGCTAATAAAGAGAAAAAGCATTTTGAGGAAATCAATATTGCAAGTGACGAGATAAGTGAATCACTATGAATGGTTAACCCGCTTCGGCGGGTTTTTTTTAGGGTGAAATATGACAGATACCTTCACATGGCCGACACAGGTTTCACCGACAGCGACCGACACGATCAACCTCTACACCGCACAGTTCGGTGACGGTTACGAACAGGTGGCTGTTAACGGGATCAACAGCGTTAAGGAAGAATGGGAGTTGACGTGGACAGGGAAGAAACAAGATGTGGCCAGCATCAGAAAGTTTCTTCATTCCCACGCCCATCAATCCTTCTGGTGGTCAAATCCGTGGGGTGAGAAAAAACTCTACCGGGTGAATCCTGACTCAATCAAACCGACTTTTGTATCCGGGAAGGTGGTCACTCTCGGCTTTTCCTTCAAACAGGCCTTTGCGCCGTAAAATCTGATTCATTCCACCAGCCGCGTATGCGGCTTTTTTTATGGGTAAAATTTATGGGACTAAATGCTGATTTCCAGTCGCTGGAGCCTGGCGAACTGATCCACTTAATCGAAGTGGACGGCACTACGTTCGGTATGGAAAAGGTGCTGCGCTTCCATGCGTACAATATCAATACTGAAGGCTGGGCCTCCTTTGCTGCTGACAATCTGCCCTCCATCATCTGGCAGGGCAACGAATACGACCCGCATCCTTACGAGATCACGGGTATTGAGCTGTCTGGCTCCGGGCCGCAGCCTACGCCAACGCTATCTGTTGGCAATGTCTCTAACTATGTCACGGCGCTTTGCCTTCAGTACGACGACATGGTGAAGGCCAAGGTGCGCATTCGGACCACTCTTGCGAAATATCTCGACGCGGCAAACTGGATTGATGGCAATCCTGATGCCAGCCCGAATGAAGAGCGCGTTCAGCTTTTCTACATCAACGCCAAAACCTCCGAGTCACGCATTCAGATTGATTTCGAGCTGTGTTCACCTTTTGACATCCAGAACCTGCAACTGCCGGCCAGGCAAATCCTTCCCGTCTGTACCTGGTGCTTGCGGGGCTGGTATCGCACAGGTAATGGCTGCGACTACAACGGAACGAAGTATTTTCAGAAAGACGGTACGCCAACGGATAACCCGGGGCTGGATGTCTGCGGTGGGCGTATGCGTGACTGTCAGGATCGGTATGGTGATGATCAACCGTTACCGTTTGGTGGCTTTCCTGCTGCAAATTTACAGGGGAAATAACATGCGTAAACGTCTGATGGACACCATCCGCAAACACGTAGCGGCGGAATACCCTAAAGAGGCCTGCGGGGTAATTGTGGAAGCGAGCACGGGGCAGAA